GTAAGAAAGGCGTAGGCTTTGGTCTAAATGGTGTTCGTAAAGTTAAAGATGGTGACCGCCTCGGTGGCGTTCATGTATCTGCTAGTGACTTTGGTGACGATGATTTAGGCGACCTAGACGATGACGATTTAATCTAAGGAGGCATATATGGAGCTCAGTATTGATGTGGAAACGTATTCTGACTGCCCTATTAAGTATGGGGCTCAGCGATATGTTGATGATACAACATTTGAAATACTGCTCTTTGCCTACAGCTTCGATGACGAACCGGTCGAAGTAATTGATATGACAAAGGATCCACTGCCCGAAAGGGTGGTGGACGCTTTGTATAACAAGGAAATTACAAAGACCGCTTTCAACGCAGCATTCGAAATGTTGTGCCTTAAAAAGTACTTCCCTGATGCGGATTATACGAACTGGGAATGTACCTCTGTACTAGCGTTATACTGCAGTTTACCGGCAAGCCTCGACAATGTGTCTAAGGCGTTACGATTAGGTGAAGCCAAAGACTCAAGAGGTAAACGCTTAATACAATTCTTCTCTGTACCACGTAAGCCTACTAAGACAAATCCTAAGACACGTAATATGCCTGAGGATGCGCCTGAGAAATGGGCGGAATATATCGAATATAACCGCCAAGACGTAGTGGTTGAGAAGGCAATTCGTAAACGCTTACTTTCGCTAAAACCACCTGCTATCGAGCACGAGTACTGGCTACTCGACCAAGATATCAACTGGCGAGGCGTGAAAATAGATATGGAACTCGTCGATGCAGCGCTTGCTTGTAACGACGAAATCGTGGAAGAAGCTACCGAGTCATCCAAGATATTAACAGGATTAGAGAATCCTAACAGTACTATGCAACTTAAAGAGTGGTTAACTGCAAGACTAGGATATGATCTAGAGACAATGCGAAAAGACGATGTATCAAACCTCTTGGCACAGGATATCCCCTCTGATGTACGCAAGGTACTGCAAAATAGACAGGTGCTCGGTAATTCCTCCATCAAAAAATACTTGGCCATGAAAAACGCTGTATGTTCTGATGGTCGTATCCACGGCATGCTTCAGTTTTATGGAGCTATGAGAAGTGGACGGTGGGCAGGTCGTGTAGTACAACTGCAGAACCTCCCTCGTAACTACTTAGAAGATTTAGACACCGCTCGGGGAGTTCTTAAAAGTAGAGATGTAGAAATGCTAGACCTACTCTACGGAAACCCTGGCGACGTGATTAAGCAACTTATCCGGACTGCTCTTGTAGCAGAGGATGGGCACCGATTTATTGTAGCCGATTTCAGCGCTATTGAAGCACGTGTTATCGCCTGGCTTGCTCACGAGAAATGGCGTCAGGATGTATTTGCGCAAGGCGGAGACATCTATTGTGCTTCTGCATCAAGTATGTTCCACGTTCCTGTTGAGAAGCACGGCGTTAACGGTCACCTTCGCCAAAAAGGTAAGGTAGCCGAATTAGCGCTAGGGTATGGTGGCGGTGTAGGAGCCATGAAAGCGATGGATTCTAAAGGTGAGATTCCTGAAAAGGAACTACCAGGTATCATCGAAGCATGGCGACAAGCTAGTCCACGAATTACGAGATTTTGGAAAGACGCAGACAGCGCAGCAAAGCAAGTCGTGAAAACAGGAGAACCCGTACGAATTAGACAAGGCAATATTAAATTCTTTAAATCGAAAGGCTTCCTGTTCATCGAATTACCGTCCGGTCGAAGACTTGCCTACGCAAGGCCTAGAATTGGGACTAACCGGTTCGGTAGTGAATCGATTGAGTATGACGGTATGGATCAGGTTAAGAATACATGGGGCAGAGTTGAGACCTATGGCGGAAAGCTCGTCGAAAACATTGTACAAGCTGTAGCAAGAGATTGTTTAGCAGCATCAATGCTCAGACTGGCCAAAGCTGGTTATAAGATTGTTGCCCATATCCACGACGAAGTGGTTATCGAAGCGCCAATAGGCGAAGGCAGTTTAGAAGAAGTTATAGATATTATGTGTGAACCTGAACCCTGGAATGAAGGGCTCATATTAAACGCAGCAGGGTTTGAGAACCCTTACTACATGAAGGATTAGGAGGACAATTCTTATGAAACTCTCAAAACAACAAATTCAACAACAACGCGAAGCAATCGACGGCTTATATGAACTCGTAAAAGATGCACCAGCTAGCGAACGTAAAGATACAGCTATGGCGTACTGCGAAGGATGTATTGCTGCTTGCGACCTCGCGCTTAAGATATTAAATGGCAAAAAAGCAGAAGCTCCTAAGGCTGAAGAGCCTGTAGTTGAAGCTACTCCGGCAGTAGTAGAAGAGAAACCTGAAGAAAAGCCTAAGCGTAAACGTACTACTAAAAAGAAAGAAGTAGAAGCTCCAGTAGTTGAGGAAACTCCTGAAGAAGATGATTTAGACGATTTGTTATAAGAAAGGATAGCGCCTTATGAAGGTCTTATTTAATCTACAAGTACAAAGGCTGTACGACCTGGTACGGCGCAATCAAGTATCACCTTTTAACCCTGCAAGTTATTACCATGTACCTTGCGAACACTCCTTCGCTAATCTTTGGCCAATGGAATCTAATGGGTTCGGGATAGCGCCTTGCCGGGAATCAGATGAGTTCTATTGCCCAAAATGCGGTGAGCGGATCAACGCTAAAGGGTTTACTGCAGAAGTTGGGTATAGCGCCACAGTTCCTCTCTCCATAGACCTATCAATCATAGATAGGGGCGATAAATTGGACGTGCAATTTGAGTACGATACGGTGTACGCGGATGGCGATACTGGGATGATTTACAAAGGCTATAAATCTCATGTCATTGATGTAGTACGGTTTGATTTCAAGCAAAGAAAAACATTTACCATACTCAAGAAGCGCTCACGCAGCGACGTCGTCGAGGAATCGACAGTTACTCCGTCGGGCTTTAGCAACGGCCTATTAGCTCTAGCTTGGTTCGTAGCCACTCCTGACTGCAGACTACATAACTACCGGGATGAGCTAAAATGTTTCGCCAAGGTACTAAAAGAAGTGTTCTTCAAGAAGCTTTCAAAGGTAGTCGGTTATAAAGTCAAATCCATCAGACAAGGCGTACAGGTGTCTAACAATTATGGAGCCTTTGATAACCTACTCCATAACCTAGTATGGAAACTACAAGCTCCGGATGCACCAGCTATCAATGATAGCCTTAAGCGTGACTATGACGATTACTATAATCGGAAATTCCCTAATGAGACACTTGGCATGAGCGATGTATTAGAGTTAACCATAAAAGGCGATTCTTTTGTGAAAGCCTTAATTAAGGTTCATAACTTGCCCGATGCTCGATGGGTTCGCCGGTTACTACACGATAGACCTTTCTTCTATACGAAGATCATCAAGGTTATGGCTACGTTATTTAAGAATAAGGACTACCAAAAAGCTATGGTCGATGTCATCAAGGATAACTCTGATAATACAAGTTACATTCAGTCCTGGCCTTTATGGCGTGATGACCGCGATTTATCTGTTATTCGTAAATTTGTTAACATTCTTAGCCATCAATACGGCGAACGCCAGGCGTTCTTATTTATTAGAAATGCGCCTTCCTATCACGATATCAGAGATACAGCTAGTATGTATTTTGAGTTATCGAGAAGTCGCCGTAAAGAGGTATGGGATACTCGCATTCAGGTGCGTAACCTACATGACACAATCTCAAGAATGCAAAAGTTCGACAAAGTGGAAGACGAAATCGTGCAGCAGCGTAAAGCGCATCGTGTGCTAGCTGATATGGTTAACGGCTACCGCTTCATGGCTATTGGTTCTACTCACGGCATCATTGATATGGGTATACAGCTTAATAACTGTGTAAGCTCTTATATCAAAAAGGTGAAAGCCGAAACGTGTGCTATCGTAGGTGTCTATAAATGTAACGAGCCTGTAGCGTGTATCGAGGTTAATCCGAGGAATGATGCGGACGACTTCGTAGAGATACACCAGGCTAAACTTAAAAACAATCGTGGCGTGTATGAAGACCACGATATCAACGGAGCGGTAACGCAGTGGGTAACATCTCACGGCTTATGCGTTCCGGCGTATGTACGAGATATCCAGTTTGCGAAGGGAGGAGCGATGTAATATGGATACTACTATTATCATAGCTACGGGCAAAAGTCGCTCCGCCCGGAGCTGGACGTCTCATAAAATGACTTGGAGCGAATTGGTCAGTAAATTGGCCGAGCCAACTGTAACGAATGAAACTGCTGCTGAATACGCCAAGATGTCTAAAGCTGATCAAGGCCAAAAGAAAGACGTTGGCGGTTTTGTAGGTGGCTATATTCCTAAAAATGGTAGACGGGTTAGAGGGGCTGTCAAAGAGCGATATCTTATTACTCTTGATGCGGATAACCCTGGCGAAGATTTCATCGTAGACCTAGATATGGAATTAGGCGGTATGGAATACGTGTTATATAGTACGCACAGCCACACAGCTGACAATCCTCGCTACCGCGTGATTATCCCAGTCGATAGACCGATGACACCGGATGAGTATCAAGCAGTCTCGAGACGGATTGCTGATAACATCGGTATTGAGTTCTTTGACCCATCAACGCACCAGGCTGAACGTCTTATGTATTGGCCAAGCCATCCTAAGGATGTGGAGTACGTTTACCAGCACAGCGAAGGCGCACTCGTTTCAGTAGATACCTATTTGAGTACCTACAGAGACTGGCGTGATACGAGCCTTTGGCCAACATCAGAGAAGGAATCACAAATTCGCCTTGATGCAGCTAAGAAGCAAGGCAACCCGTTAGAGAAAAAAGGCCTTATCGGTGCTTTTTGTCGGAGCTACAGTATCACGGAAGCTATCCATAAGTTTCTCCCTGAAGTATATGAACCTACTGCAGTTGAAGACCGATACACCTATGTAGCCGGTAGCTCGGTAGGTGGTTTAGTTATTTACGATAACGACACCTTTGCTTACTCCAACCATGCGACTGACCCTATCAGCGGTAAGCTCGTCAATGCGTTCGACCTTGTCCGGATCCACTTATTCGGAGATAAGGACCCAGCAGATGAGACCAGCGTCACCAAACTTCCAAGCTACAAAGACATGATAGACTTTGTCAACGAAGACGGCGCAGCACCAATCCTGCTCGATAAGGAACGTATGGCGGATATGGAGTTCGAGGATATCACAGACGATGACGAGGACTTTTTATCGAAGCTAAAGCGTGATAAGAAAGGTACCCCTGAATCTGATGTTTACAACTGCTTAGTCGTCCTTAAACAGGACCCAGCGCTCAAAGGTAAAATTCGTCTTGATGAATTCGCACACCGCTTAGTTGTCATTGACGATTTGCCGTGGCGTGGTAAGGACGAAACCCCGTACTGGACGGATACCGACGATGCGTGTCTACGTAACTACTTCGCTACTAAATACCTTATTAATGGTAAAGGCATTATCGATGATGCGCTCCAGGAAGTGACGCAAGATAATAAGTTCCACCCTGTGCGTGAGTATCTAAAGGGGCTAACTTGGGATGGTGAATGTAGACTGGATACTCTCTTCATCGATTACATCGGTGCTGAGGATACCGAATACATTAGAGCTGTTACTCGTAAATGGATGTGTGGTGCCGTAGCTCGTGTTATGGATCCGGGCGTTAAGTTCGATACGGCGATTGTGCTATATGGTTCTCAAGGTCTTGGTAAATCCTTAATCTTAGAACGCTTAGGCCGTAAATGGTTTAATAACTCACTTGTTGATATCAAAACCAAAGATGCCCTAGAACAAATTCAAGGCTCTTGGATAGTCGAACTTGCCGAACTTGCCCCTACCTATAAGAACGATAATGAAATCGTTAAGGCCTTTATCAGCCGTACCTCTGACCGGTTCCGTTCTCCATATGGACGACGCACCGAAGAGTACCCTCGCCAGTGTGTATTCGCTGGCTCCACTAATAATCTAATGTTCCTTAAAGACCGTACCGGTAACCGCCGATTTTGGCCAATTACTGGCGATAAGGACCGGAAGACAAAGAACTCCTGGGACTTGTCAAAAGATGAAATTGACCAATTATGGGCCGAAGCGTTTGTGTATTGGTCTGAAGGTGAGCCTTTGGTACTTGAAGGAGCACTTGAAGAGGAGGCCCTTAGAATTCAATTATCCCACACAGAAGGCGGTGAACTCGTAGGTCTTATTGAAGAGTACCTCGACATGTTACTTCCTGAAGACTGGGAAACAATGGATATCTACGACAGACGAGATTATGTCGCTAATTATGGCGATGACGATCATTGTGGTTCAGTGCAGCGGGAACGGGTGTGTGCCCTTGAGATATGGTGTGAAGTGCTTGGCGGGGACAGGAAGAACCTGCAGAACGCAAAGGCAAGAGAGATTATTGACATCTTGCAATCAACACCAGGCTGGAACCCATACACAAAAGGGACAGGAAAAGCACGTTTTGGTAGGCTTTATGGCCCTCAAAGAGCGTTTATAAAGGAAGGTACAGACCTCCTATCAATGTATAAACGTAAGTAGGTGTGTCCAATTATTTGAGGTGTGTCCAATTATTTGAGGTGTGTCCAATTATTTGATAGGTACGAATGTTCGTAAAAATAATTATTCAAGCCTATACATCGATGGATTTTGATATAAAGCGATAATCGGACACACTAGACACGCATGGACACACTAATCGGACACGGGCAAAAAGCAGATAACTGCTAATCTAAATAATAAAGTGTGTCCAGTGTGTCCAATTATTTATATAAAAATAAAAAAATAAATATATGAATAATTGGGTGTATATATATAAGCGTAAAAAACGCAAATACGCGTATATATATATGTTGGAAAAAAATTGGACACTTCGGACACACCCCCCCCCGTAAATCCAGTAACGGCGCGGGTTCATAGGCGTGTCCGAGGGTGTGTCCAATTATTAAATGAGAACGAGGTGAGAACGTGGAAAAAGACATCGAGCGATGGTTAGGAAATCAACTCAAAAAAATGGGGTGTATATATATGAAATTCGTGTCACCTGGAAATGATGGTGCGCCGGATCGGATTATTGTACTTCCTGGAGGCGGTGTTATATTCGTCGAGCTAAAGGATACAAACGGAAAGCTAATGGCTAACCAACGAGTACAGATTTCACGATTACGAAAGCAAGGCGCTTTGGTGTTTGTGGTAACCGGGATGTCTGATGCCAAGTTATTTGTTGAAGATATGGAAAGGGCGATACATGGACTTTCATCCACACGAGTATCAAAGCATTGCAATACAACGAATCATTGACAATACCCATTACGGATTGTTATTGGATATGGGCTTAGGCAAGACCATATCTACACTCATTGCGATTGAACGGCTTATGTATGATTACTTTGACATTACAAAAGTATTACTCATCGCGCCTAAGAAGGTAGCAGAGTCTACATGGGCCCAAGAAACGCAAAAATGGAGTGCTACACGGCGTTTAACGGTGGCTAAGGTGTTAGGTTCCGAGAAGGAACGCATACACGCCTTAGAGAGTGAATCTGACGTTTATGTGATAAATCGTGAAAACGTGCAATGGTTATATGAGTACTACCATAAGAAAAAATCGTTCCCTTTCGATATGTTAGTTATCGATGAGAGTTCTTCGTTTAAGAATCCACAGGCTAAACGGTTTAAGGCGATACGAAAACTCCGTCCACTGTTTAAGCGTATCGTCATATTAACAGGTACACCGGCACCGAATACGTTGCTTGATATTTGGGCGCAGATGTATCTACTAGATGGCGGTGAACGACTGGGTAAGACGATTACTGAATACCGTACCCGATACTTTACACCGGACAAGACAAACGGACATGTCGTGTATAGCTACCGACTACTGCCTGGCGGGGATAAGGCGATATTCAGCAAGATGCAAGATATCTGCATGAGTCTAAAAGCGAAGGACTATCTTACACTACCTGAACGTATCGAGAATGTCATCACAGTAGAGATGAACCCTAAAGAATGGGAACTCTATAAACAGATGGAACGTGAGCACGTGCTTAGCTTAGCCAGTGATGACGATGTAAGTGCATTGAATGCCGCAGCACTCGCCGGTAAATTGTTACAACTGGCAAATGGATCCATTTATAACGATGATGGGGAAATCGTAGTCGTCCATAATGAGAAGATTGAACGCCTGAAAGAATTGGTAGAAACGAATGAAGGAAAACCGATGTTGGTGTTCTACAACTTCAAGCACGACCTTCAGTCAATCAAAGAAGCGTTCCCTAAAGCCGTTGAGCTAAAGACCGATGATGATGTAGCGGAGTGGAATAAAGGTAACATTCAAATGTTACTGGCACATCCTGCATCAGCAGGGTACGGCTTAAACCTCCAGGCAGGTGGCAATATCATCGTATGGTATGGCTTAACTTGGAGCCTGGAGCAGTACCAACAAGCGAACGCAAGGTTACACAGGCAAGGACAAACACAACCCGTGATTATCCACCACCTAGTAACAAAGGGCACAATGGACGAGCAAGTCATGAAAGCCTTAGAACGTAAAGAAGCCGGGCAAGATGCCCTCTTAGAAGCTATTAAATATCGTAAAGAATTGTATAAGGAGTAGAGATATGCAAAAGAAATGTAGACGATGCGGAGACACATTTACAGTAAGAACTCACGAGGACTATTGTCCTGAGTGTGAGAAAGTTATGACACCTCCTGGTGCAGGCGTAAGTAAAGAGCTAACCTGTGAAGGATGCGGGGTAATATTCGTTCACAAAAAAGAAAAAGCGCAAGGTCGTTGGCCTAAATATTGTCCTGAGTGTCTTCCTAAGTATTCGAAAGTACCTAATAAGAAAGATGTGCAGGCTATCGCTGAAAAGGTAGTGCAAACTATCGAGGAGCAGGAAGTTAAGACAGTCGAATTACCTAAGAAAGAAGACGTCATCAATCATCCTTCACACTACACACGGGGCAAGATTGAGGTTATCGATTTTATCGAGGATCAACAGCTTCCTTATCATCTAGGTAATGTTATCAAGTACATCGCAAGAGCAGGGTATAAAGGGGATAAACTCGAAGACCTAAAAAAAAGCGCGGTGGTACTTAGACCGATACATCAAAGGGGTAATGCAGCATGAGTGACTATAAGGAAAAGGCTACGGCGTATCTACAAGATATCAAGTTGATAGCTATTCGTATTCAATCACTAAGGCAGGATATTCGCAAACTGCAGTATGACATCATCACCTTATCGGCAATCGACTATTCCAAAGACAGAGTATCAGGGGGTGGTACTCCAGTAGGTCTTGAAGGTGATGTGGCGAGACTTGTAGATACAGTGGATGCCAAAAAACGGGAGATAGCAAAGCTTATAGCAAAAAGGGAAGAAGCTAGAGCTTTAATTGAACAGATAGAATGTATACCAGGGCGTATCATATTAGCGCAAGAGTACATTAATGGGGCTTTTCCTAAGAAGGTGCAAGCGATGATATTTTACGAAAAAAGCAGTTACTTCAATTTAAAAAATAAAGCATTGAACGAATTAGGAGAACTCCTTTCATAGTGGAGTGCTTTGGAGTGTTTTGGAGTATTTTGGACTTAAATGAACCGACTTGACATAGTATAATGTAGTTGTGAAAGGTGTCATTAGTCATCTAACACAAATCCTCTCTTATACACAACTCGGCAAAAAGCACGGTGATGACGACCGTGCTTTTTGTTGTATGTAGCATGATAAATACAAGGGCCCATATTTGTGATGTAGGCGATCGCGTAAGCTAAGGAGAGGGAATATGTAAAAATGAAATTTACCGCACAATGAAACCAGGGCGAGCCGAATATGTCCACAACACATTATTAAGCTTATACATTATGAGCTTGCCCTGTATCGTTGTACGCTGACATCTGATGACTAGAACTATGAGTCCTCCAATAACTATATAGCCTAACAACAACCAACTAGTCATCGGATTTGAGCGTACAAATTATAAAGGTGAAAGGTATGAGCACAGAAGTCAAATGTATTAAACGTAAATGCCTGAATAACAAGAACGGTGTTTGCACTGCAAAACTAATTGAATACGACGGCCTGTGTCAAACGTATATCACACACGACCACGCACACAAAAGTAATTGTGGATTATGCACTCGTTCACACGGCCGATTTAAGAGAAACAGACGTGACGTATTAAGATAGCCAGGAGGTGAGATAGTGGCTGCATTAGCAAATAAACGACATGAAAAATTTTGTCATGAGTACATCAAGGATATGAATGCTACACAGGCTGCTATTCGCACTGGTTATTCTAAGAATACAGCTAATAGAATAGGTAGTCGCTTGTTGTCAAATGTTGATATAAAAGCAAGGGTCGCTGAATTACGGGAATCCTACTTCAATGAAAACATCATGACGGCTCAGCAGGTCGAGTATGAGTTAACAAGGATAGCCCTGGGGCTCTCAAATGAAAAACACGTTGTTATCGAGGGCACAGGGGAAGGATGTTCCGAAGCCCGTATTATCGATAAACCACCGGACGAAAAGTCAAGACTGAAAGCCCTGGAGCTAATGGCCAAACGCCATAGAATACTCAGCGGTGATACAACTATCGATATTAAGCCTGTACTCATCGTAGGTGGTGACGATATTGCAGACTAACAGAGTGTACTTGCCTGATATCGTAGGCAAGGGGTACGGTGCTTTTTGGCGGTTCAAAGGCCGTTATAAAGTAGTCAAGGGCAGTCGTGCCAGTAAGAAGTCCTCTACGCAGTCTCTAAAAGTCATTATGGAGATAATGGAGAACCCGTGCATAAACTGGTTAGTCGTTCGTAAGACAGAACGGACTTTGCGTGACAGTTGTTTCGCGCAACTCAAATGGGCTATGCGCCAGTTGAAGGTGGAGCGGTACTTCAAATGTTCCGTATCACCACTTGAGATAACGTATATCCCAACGGGACAGAAAATCTTATTTCGCGGTCTCGATGATCCTTTAAAGGTAACGTCCATTACTGTTGAAGTCGGTGCTTTGTGCAGGCTATGGATTGAAGAAGCTTACGAGATTATGAGTGAAGATGCATTCAACAGACTGGATGAATCTATTCGTGGTCAGTTGCCTGCCGGCTTGTATCACCAGGTAGTGCTTACATTTAACCCGTGGTCTGATAGACACTGGCTAAAGAAACGCTTTTTTGATGAACCCAGTGACAACGTGCTAGCCATGACTACGAATTACCTGTGTAACGAGTTCCTGAGTGAATCTGACTTAGTGTTATTCGAAGAGATGAAGAAGAACCCTAAGCGGTATCAAGTAGCCGGCTTAGGTAACTGGGGCGTTGTTGAAGGCCTGGTTTACGAAAACTGGAAAGAACAAGAATTTAATGTCGATGTAATTAGAGGTCAAACCGGTATCAAGTCCGCGTTTGGCCTTGATTTTGGTTATACGGTAGACCCTACAGCGCTAGTGTGCATGCTAGTTGATATGGCAAATAAGAAAATCTACATATTCGACGAGCTGTACGAAACAGGGCTTACGAATCAACAATTAGCATCTCGTATCATTGATATGGGTTACGCAAAAGAGAAGATACGGGCCGATAGTGCCGAGCCTAAATCCATTGAGGAATTGTACCAGGCGGGGCTAAAAGGTATAACCAGGGCACGCAAGGGTAAAGACAGCATATTAAACGGTATTCAGAGGATACAAGACTACGAATTAATCGTTCATCCAAGATGCGTTAATGTGCTGCGTGAATTATCCACGTACCAATGGGCGAAGGATCGCTTTGAGAAATACACGGGGAAACCGGAAGACGAAAATAACCATGCTATGGATGCTATGCGGTATGGTTTGGAAGATATTAATGTAGAAAGGTGGTCGTTTGATTGATATTATCTCAGCTATGGGACCGCATCATAAAAGGTTCAGCGACTATGTCGGAACGAGAGTTCTTACAAGCACAGCTGCGTAATTTTCTAGGTAGCGAACAGCGTAAAACGATGTGTACTGCTATCGATTACTATGACGGTAAACATGACATTCTGAATAAGCAACGCTACGTTATAGGTGAAGGCAATACACGAATAGCCTTGCAGGGCGTTCCTAATAATCAGATTGTGGATAACCGATTTGATGATTTAGTCGACCAAAAGGTTAATTACTTATTGTCTAAGCCGTTGGATATTAACGCAGATGATGACGAGCTCGATAAGATGTTTGGTATTCAGTTCCAACGCTTATTGAAGTCTGTAGGCAAGTTTGCAACGATGGCCGGTAAGGCTTATATCCATCCTTACATCGGTATCGATGGCGCACTTAAGTTTAAAATGATGAAACCGCATCAGGTTTTACCATTTTGGGCAGATGAGGAACACACACAACTAGATGCGTTCCTTTACTTGTACGATATTGAGTACTACACAGGGCTAGAAACTAAGACTATTCACAAAGTGGAATACTACACACCGAACGGTATTCAGTATTACATATGGGATACGGAACGTTTACTTCCTGATCCGGATAAAGAAAACACTGCCAATTTTGCGATTGCCGATAAACCGTATAACTGGGAACGTATTCCTCTTATCATGTTCCGTGCGAATGAATTCGAGCAACCGCTTATCGTTAAGGTCAAATCCTTACAAGATGCACTTAACCGATTACTATCTAACTTCCAAGATAACATGGAAGAAGATATCCGCAGCACTATTTTGATTTTGCAGAACTATGACGGCGAAAATCTAGCTGAGTTCCGTCAAAATCTTGCATCGTATGGCGCAATTAAGGTTCGTACGGTAGATGGTGTCAACGGTGATGTGAAAGCCTTAAAAATAGAGGTGAATAGCGACAATTACCAATTACTGATTAACATTTTGCGTAAAGCTATTATCGAGAACGGCCGGGGCTTTGATGCTAAGGACGATCGTATGGCTAACAATCCTAATCAGATGAACATCATGTCCATGTACTCTGATATTGATTTAGACGCCAATGAAATGGAGCTAGAGTTTAAATCTAGCTTGCACGATTTGATGTGGTTCGTTAACACGTATCGTGGCTTAACTAATCAAGAGACCGTCGAAGAAGTGGACTTCATATTTAATCGTGACCTACCTATCAATGAAGGCGATACAATTAATAACTGTAAAAATTCCGTGGGTATCATATCCAATGAAACCATTATTGCAAATCATCCGTGGACAACTGATGCTGCGGAAGAGCTTGCAAAAGTAAAAAAGGAACAGTCCGAAGTAACAGCAGATTTTGTTGTACCGAACGGCGGTGAGGCAGATGGCGAATGATTACTGGGAGAAAAGGTATGAGCGGTTACTAGATGAATCGTTTCAAAAAGCGAATCTCACTGATGCGGAAATCAAAGCAAACTACGCCAGGGCGTTGCGCAGGATAGAAAAGGCTATCAATGATTGGTATCGTCGGTTCGCCACAGAAAACGGACTTCAACTAGCCGAAGCAAGGAAACTACTGAACGCCTATGAGATGAAAGCCTTTAAGCTGGATTTGGCTGAGTTCAAAGACGAAGCTAAGAAACTCGGCGTATCTGATGAACATCAACAAATGCTATCAAACGCATCCATTCGTGAGCGGTTAAGCCGTGAACAGATGCTGTATATCAACGTGGTTCACGAACTCGAAATACTGGCTCAAAAGCAGAGTATTTCACTTAACGACTTATTGAAAGATGTGTATCAATCCTCCGCGTACAAGTCGGCATACACAGTGCAGACGCAACGCGGAGAGTACGCACCTATTAATACGATTGATAGTAAGCGTGTAGATAGCGTGGTTCACAGTCAATGGGCGAGTGATGGCAAGGACTTCAGTAGTAGGATTTGGGGCGATACAAGTAAGCTAGTAGCTAACTTGCAGAATGATTTTACGCAAGCCCTTATCATCGGACAAGGGGCGGACACGATGGCAGATAATCTGCATAAGCGGATGAAGACATCATACAGTAACGCTAAGCGATTAATCGAAACAGAGACGGCACGGGTTCACGAGCAAGGGTTTCTTGATAGCGTGAAAGACCTGGACGTCGAGGAGTTAGAGATACTGGCTACACTAGATAGTCATACTTCTTCTATCTGCAGACACATGGATCGTAAACGAGTCAGAGTCGTAGATGCTAAACCAGGCGTAACCGTTCCGCCGTTCCATTGCTATTGTCGGTCAACTACAATTCCATATATCCCAGGTCTCGAAGGCACTCGAACAGGGAGAAATCAGAACGATAAGAGTACTGATTTTGACGGGGCGATTACCTATGAGGAATGGGAAAAAGAATACATCAATTAGCAGCGGAAACGCTGCTTTTTTATTGCCATTTTAGTATTGTTGGGCGAAAACTAACAAGACCATAGCCGTGAGGTGTGGCTCACGAAAATAAAGCGAAATGGGTATTTTTTAAGGAGGTCACTATGACTAAGGAAGAATTGTTAGCACTAGGATTAACTGAGGAACAGACTGCTAAGGTTGTTGAAGACTACGGCAAGAATTATGTGTCTAAGGATCAATTCAATGCTAAGAATGAGGAACTCAAATCCGTTAAAGGGGAGCTCACGACTCTTAATGGCGAAATTGATAACCTCAAAAAATCTAATGCGGATAATGCGGAGCTTGCGAAACAAATTGAAACGATGAAAGCTGATGCGGAATCTCGTAAAGCTGAATACGAGGGTAAAATCGCACAACTTGAAATCGACAATATTGTGAACGTAGCATTGTCCAACGCAAAAGCTAAAAACAACGTTGCAGTCCGTGCACTATTGGATTTAACCGATGCAAAAGTGAAGGACGGCAAAATCAAAGGATTAGATGAACAACTTGCTGAAGTTGCCAAAGCTAATCCTTATTTATTTGGGGAAGCGTCTGCCCCTAAAGGTGTAGCGCCTGGTAATCCTGGCGGTAAAGCACCAAGCAGCGCAGTAACTAAAGAAGACTTCGCTAAAATGACATACTCTCAACGTGCGGAGTTATTCGCAAACGACATTGATCTTTACCATTCATTAACAGGAGGAAACGCTAATGAATAAACAATTCTCTTTTAATTTACAAACATTCGCAGCAGGTCCTACGCAAACTGCTAATGTAGTTAACCCTCAAGTAATGGCTGACATGGTATCCGCAGGTTTACCAAAAGCTATTAAATTTACTTCTATCGCTAAAATCGATAACAAATTGGCAGGCGTGCCAGGTAACGAAATCACTATTCCAGCATGGGGCTACATCGGTGACGCGGAAGACATCGCAGAAGGCGTAGAAGTAACTGCAACTCAAATGTCCACATCCGTCGCTAAAGCTAAAATTAAAAAAGCAATGAAACGCGTTGACATCACAGACGAAGCTAAATTGTCCGGTTATGGCGACCCAGTAGGCGAAGCTACTCATCAATTACGTTTGTCCTTGGCTTCTAAAATCGACCAAGACGTAGTAACAGCCCTTGGCGGTGCTACTCTTGCAGTAACTGATACTAAAGTTATCTCCTATGAAGGTGTCGTTAACGCAGTAGACAAATTGAACGAAGAAGACTACGTTGAAAAATATTTGTTCGTAGCACCTTCTCAAATTACTGCACTTCGTAAAGACCCTAACTTCATCGACAAAACAAAATACGGTAACGACGTTATGATGACTGGTGAAATCGGCATGATTGCCGGCTGTCGTGTCGTAACATCTCGCCGCATCAATGATACTGGCGCAACTATCGACAACTTCATCGTTGGCGTATCTGCAGAAGTGGAAGATGGTACTCCTGTATTACCGGCTGTAACAATTTACATTAAACGTGACGTTGTTGTTGAATATGATCGTGTTCCTGAAAAAGGCATAGACAAATTCGTTGCTAACGAACACTACGTTGTTGCGTTGACTAACCAATCCAAAGTTGTAAAAGCTACATTCAAAAAATAGTAGGTGAATGATATGACCACGAAAGAGACAGTTTTACAAATTCTTGAATCGTGGCTCGGGTATGATGCAATTTCTGATATAAATATCATTGAGTATATGATTGATGCGGAAACACAACATATCCTCAATGATATCAATCAGAAGGAATTACCTAGCGAATTACAGTACGTCCTCGTATATCGTGTAATTGGCAGCTATATCACCACAAACAAAAACAAATTGATTGAAGCCGACGGAGAAATGGCTAGTTCCATTAAAATGGGCGATACTGAAGTTCAATTTAAAGGAACTGACAAGGCATCCCGTCTCCAAGAATTGGCCGCCGCTTTGAGTGGATATGGAAGGGGTGACCTAGCATGCTTCCGACGGCTAAGATGGTAGATGCTGCTAGAAAGCAGTTAGAACGATTATACGATTGTACGTGTTATGTTATCTCCGAAGTGGATGCAATGGACCCCGATACTGGAATTATGAGTAAAACTGCCAGTAGAGAGGGTCCTTTTGCTTGTAGAATTAGCTATAAATCTCTCTCTACAGGTCAAATCGCTGAGATTGCGAAATTTAGTACCACCACGGTACTTTTCATCGCTCCGGAGGTAATGATACCTAATGGGGCTCGAATCGAGCTTATAGGGCGAAATACGAAGCAACTTTTTCGCAGTGCATCGATTTCTGCACGATATGATACCCATCAAGAGGTGCAACTCGAAAATTTAGAGGTGCATTGACATGGGTGTTGAATTTGACATGGAAGATTTTGCTGAATTTAATCGAAGCCTGGTCAAAATGAGTCAATCAGGTAGCCTTCAGAATTTCAACAAGCAAGTTGTGAAGGAAATGGCTAGCGTGTATGTGCGTGAAGCTAAATTGAACACGCCTGTCGGAAAACGATCGGTTAAATTCATGCAAAACGGCAAAATACAAACGAAGTATTTTGATAGTGAGCATACCCGCCAATCGTGGAGTGTTGGTAGATATCAACTGAACGAAAAAACCGGACGGGTTGAGGTGTTTAACACGTCCTCTTACGCCTCGTTCCTTAATGATGGCCATCGGCAAGAAGTTGGGAGATTTCTTCCGTGGATAGGCCAATCTAAAGGCGGAGTTATGCAAGGTGGTAGACTGAAAAAGCCTTGGGTAGACGGCGCGTACATGCACGAGAAAGCTGAAAAGGCACTCAGTAAAAACGCTAAACGTATTATGGAAATTACATTGAAGAAATGGATTGAAAAGCATGGTGGATTCTAATGTATTAACAGCTGTATCTAAAGCCGTACATACGGCACTCAATGTGCCTATATACCTAGAATTCAAAGAAAACAATATGACATTCCCGTGTGCATACATCAAGGTGATTGAGCCTAGTATGAGCAGACATGTCGGTGATCTTTACAATACTTCTTTGGATTTAGACATCGTGTATTACGCCAATAATCTTGATGTGGTTACTGATACGCGAAAACTCATTGATATTCCTAGCGTGCTGTATCTGTTACTCGAATTTGTACAAGTTGGGGAACGTACAATTATGGGTACTGGTATGAAATACAAGATTTCAGACGGTGTGCTGCACTTCTTCGTGACGTATGAAAACATACTTCGGAGAGTGGCCAAACCTGTCGAGCGGATGAAGCACATGGAATTAACGGAAAGGGTAAAAGATGGCAGATGAAAAAGAAACAGTCGAGGTAACGGCTGAACAACAATTTGATGCTTACGCTATCATTGCATCTGACAAATACAGACGGTATCGTGATTTACTCACTTGCCTTCTTAACGAAGATGAAATGTATACGGAAAGCGACATTGATAGAATTTTAAATCAGGCATTAACAACGCCTGTGAAAGGTTAGTGAAATATGGCATTAGGTGGTGGCACATTCTTATTCCACAATAAAGTATTGCCAGGTACTTATATTAACTTCGTATCCAAAGACCGAGCATATGCAGAAGTATCTGACCGTGGCTTTGGTGCGATGATGCTCTCCTTTGATTGGGGCCCAAGTGGTGAAGTGTTCCGTGTAGATAACGACACATTCCAAAAGGATTGTCAAAAATACTTTGGTTATGACTACGGCCATGACAAAATGAAGGGCTTACGTGATTTGTTCCGTGGTCTTAAAACTGGTTACTTCTACCGCTTAAACTCTGATGGTGCGCAAGCTACAAGCACAATCGGTAAGGCAAAATATAAGGGCATTCGTGGTAACGATTTGGGTGTATCTGTTCAAGCTGATCCAGATAACACAGGTAAATTCATCGTAACTACTTTCCTCACTACAGGCGATGTTCGTAAAGCAGTAGATATTCAAAAGAACTTGAAGAATGCGACAGAACTGCAAGATAACGATTACATCGTATTCACTAAAACTGGCGCATTAACTACTACAGCTTATACTGCACTATCCGGTGGTACTAACGGATCCACAATCACCGTTAAGAACTACCAAGACGGTATTGATATGCTTGAACCTTACTACTTCAATACTTTGGGTTACGCTGGTGCGGACGACACCATTAAGAACTTGCTTATTGCATTTACTAAACGTTGCCGTGAACAAAGTGGCGCTAAATTCCAATTAGTGATTCATGGTAAGACTGGGGTCAACTATGAAGGTGTTATCTCCATCCTTAATGACGTAACCGATGAAGGCGCTGAAAAAGGCTCTTTGGTGTACTGGACATTAGGCCAAGAAGCATCTTGTAATATCAATGCTACAGTAGGCAACATGATTTATGATGGTGAGTACACTGTAAACGTTAAATACAAACAGTTCGAACTCGAACAAGCTATCAAAGATGGTATGTTCATGTTCCACAATGTTACTGACTCCGTTGGTGGTAATATCCAAGGTGACGTTCGTGTATTGAAAGACATCAACACATTTACTGAATTCAGTAAAGCTAAAAACCGCGACTTCTCTCTTAACCAAGTTATTCGTGTATTGGATAATTGGGCAGTTGACGGCGCTAGATTGTTCAATAAAACACATCTTGATAAATCCCCTAATGACCAAGCTGGTCGTGAGTCCCTATGGGGCGACCTTGTATATCTTGCTGAGCAATACCAAAAAGTACGTGCTATCCAAAACTTCGATGATAAGGATATCCCAGTACCTACGCAAGGCGATAACAAGGAAGATGTATTGGTTAACGTACAATTACAGCCAACTGTGGCTATGGAAAAATTGTACATGACTGTTGTAGTAGCCTAGGAGGATAACGCATGGAAAATGAAATTTTAGATGCATTGAAAACGATGGATGCAGCTGACGTTGTTTCTTCTAAATTAGCGTCTTGCTATATCGTAGAGAACGGTAGCCGATACTTACTGTTTCAAGCTAAAAAACTTAGCGCAAAAATTAAAAAGAATAAAGAAAAAGTGGCAATCTTGGGCCGTATCGGTGCGGGTAATAAGTCTACCTCCGTAGAATACGGCGGTAGCTTAACAATTTACCACAACACAGCTTTATTCGATAAGATGGTTGAAAAGTACTTGAAAACCGGTGAGGATACATACTTCGACATGCAAGTAGTTAACAACGATCCAACTTCTAAAGCAGGTCGCCGTTCTGTAATTCTAAAAGGTGTGAACCTTGATGAGTTAACAGCAGCAGAGTTCGACGCTGAAGGCAAATACATCGAACAAGAACACAACTTTACTTATGAAGGTGTTAAATACGTTCAACACTTTAACGAATTAGACGGGATGCAAGCCTAGTGCTTGCTCCCTTTTTTTTAGGAGGTTTTTACAATGGCTGAAAATTTAAGCGCATTCCTTAAACAAAACGTTGATGTAGTCAATGAGACTGAATACGTAGCATCTAAACGTATCAAAGTGAATGGTGAGCCAGTAGCATGGAAGATTAAAACATTAGCTACTGACGAAACAGAAAAGATGCGTAAGAAATACACTAAACGTATTACAGACCGCATCACTCGTCAATCTGAAGAACGCTTTGATGCGACTGCATACAACGAAGATGTGCTATCTAAGGCAATCACTTACCCTAATCTTTATGATGCGGAACTTCAAGATAGCTGGGGCGTAACTGAACCGGTTGAGCTCGTAAAAGCAATGCTCACACCAGGTGAATACGCTGACCTTTTGGCAGCAGTAACAGAAGCCCAAGGCTATGACGTAGGCATGGAAGATAAGGTAAAAGAAGTAAAAAACTCCTAGAATCCAATGAAACAGAAACGATGTTCGCATATTTGGCGTTTGTTAAATACCATATGCGACCTTCTGTTTTTGCGGATATGGACATGAATGAAAAGGCTGTAGTAATTGCCTTTATTCAGCAACATGCTAAAGATGAGCAAGATGAAATGAATAAGGCAAAAAGGGGGTAATGAATGGCTACACTTTCTAACTATATAAGCCTCTCAACTAATATTCCTAATGCTATGAACGCAGCCGCAAACGCAACAACTAAAGCCTATCAATCCATGAACACGCTACATAATAAGATGGACGGCGTATCGAGTGCTAGTGATACGCTAAAAGCTAGCATGGGCGGTATCATGAACAGCTTTGCCGGTAACCTGTTGGCTAATACAGTGATGAATGGGATTGGCGCTATAAAAGGTGCTATCGAATCAATTCAAGATACTGCTACTGAATGGGCGCAGGTGCAAGCTCGCCTTAAATTGGTAGCCGGTAGCCAGGAAAACGCTATTTACCTAAATAAGCAGATATTTGAATCCGCACAGCGTGCAAGAGGCGGGTATTTGGAAATGGCAGACGCCGTAATCCAAGTATCTCAATCCGCACATGACGCGTTCCCGGACCCAAGAAAAGCCGTAGAATTCATGGAAGGTATCCAAAAGGTATTCGCTATTGGCGGTGCATCGAAAGAAGCACAAAAGAACGCCATGCTTCAGTTAACGCAAGGTCTAGCATCCGGTCAATTACAAGGTGACGAATTCAGGTCTATCGCTGAAAACGCGCCAATGATTGAAAATATCATTGCTAAATCTATGGGCGTATCCCGTGGCGAACTTAAAAAGCTAGCATCGGAAGGCAAGATTACCGCTGAAGTAATTAAAAACGCTATTATGAATAACTTGCCTGAGATTGAAAAGCAGTTTGAATCGCTTCCTAAGACTTGGGGTGATCATATGCAGTCGATTAAGAATAAAGCTATTCGGGCGTTTGAACCTGTATTCCAGCGAATATCCGACCTTGCTAATAGCGAGGGCGTCCGTGAGTTAGTAGACAACGTAACGGGAGCTATCCAAATGGTAGCACCGGTATTCTATTGGCTCGTAGGTGTTATCGGTGAAACGATTAATACTGCCGTATGGGCATTTAACACGTTATCTAACTTTGTTAGACAACACTCGTCTATCATGTATACAGCAATGATAATACTGGGTGGCGTAATGGCGTTTTATGCAATCCAGGCCGGTATAGCCGCCGGAAGAACGATTCTCGCTGCCGGTGCTATGGCGATTAAGGCCGTAGCAGACTGGGCTGAAACTGCTGCCCTTTTGGCAATGATTGTAGCTCAAGAAGGATTGAACGCCGCATTATATGCGTGTCCGTTAACATGGGTAATCGGTTTAATTGTTGCAGTTATAGTCGTAATCTACTTAGCTGTAGAAGCTATTAACTATTTCTGTGATGCGAATATTAGCGTGCTAGGAATCGTAGTTGGTGCTTTTTGGGCGTTCGGTTCTGCTATTTTCAATGTGTTTGCTTTGGGATGGAACATCATCGCAGCATTTGTTAATTTCTTGGCCAACGTATTTAAAGACCCATTACATGCAGTCGCTAACTTGTTTATCGATATATGGAATGGTATTTGGCAATTCGTAAAAGCTCGGATTAACGACATCATTGATGCGATTAATAAAATCCCAGGCGTAAATATCGATAAGGTAGGCGGGTCTACTGGCGTAATAGAACGATTTGAGATTGCCGGCGGTGAAACTACTGTCATGGGCAAGATGGATTATTCTAGCGTTACAGGGGCTTTCGGGGAAGGCTATAACATTGGGGCTAACCTTAGCCTTGGCGATTTGATGCCTAACATGCCTAACATTAAAACTCCTCAAGAGTTTGACGCTAGCAAAATTACTCCAGGTGCGGATCATGATGCGGCCGATAAGACTAAGAAAAACACAGGCAAGACTGCCAAGAACACAGGCAAGATTGCCAAGTCTATCGACATGACAAATGAGGAAATCAAGGCACTCCGTGAAAGCGCTATCGATAAATCGTTGAAGAAATGGCAAGATGCCAATGTGATTCACATTCAAATGAATAACGATGTAGAAATCAACAACGGCACTGATTTAGACGGCTTTACAAGTCAAATCTCGAAAGGCTTGAAAGACGCGTTCGCAATTCAAAGGGAGGGAATCTAAATGTATTACTTCTATATGGGGACGATGCAGATACCGATTCCCCCTAAAGAATTAACCACTACTATCAACGGCAAGAACGAAACGATGGAGCTATTGGGGAAAGGCGAAGTTAACGTTATTAAGCCAGCAGGGCTTACAGACCTTGCTTTCAAATTCTTATTGCCTAACTCCGATTATCCATTTAATGAGTCCTTGCTCTTTAAGTCTAAGAAGGCTAAGTACTATATCGATGAACTCGAAAAGCTTAAGACCACAAAGACGATCTTCCAATTTATCGTAGTACGAATGAAACCAGGCGGACAGATGCTAGCTATGACTAACATGAAATGTACGCTTGAAAACTACGTCATTGAAGAAGATGCGGACAATGGCTTTGACTCGTATGCTAGTGTCACTTTGAAGCAGTGGAAACCTTGGGGTGCCAAACGCATCGAAGTAAAGACTGATAAGGACGGTACTGCAAAAGGTAGCGTTAAGTCGGACAGACCTACGGATGGTAAGGTGGCCGCATCAACTGCTAAGGTATCCAAAGGGCAGACTTTACAGCAAATCGTTAAGAAGCAGCTAGGCAATACGGATAACCTATTCCAAATTGCTGCACTTAACAAAATCGCTGTTCCTGCTATCTTGGGGGTTGGCCAAGTCGTCCAGCTTAAACGTGAGGGTAATAACGAATGGCTATAGATGAAAAGAAAACGGTCGAAAAATCTCAAATCAATGGCACTATCATTCCGTTACCCATGCCTACGCAACTACACTATGAGCTAACCATCAGAAACAAAAGCACTGGTGATTTATGGCTCATAGAACCTGAAGACGGCGTACAAATTACGAGAGCAGTTGACTGCGTTCCAAGTAAGATGACATTCAAAGTACCTAAAGACCCTAACCTCAATTTTGAAGAAGGCGATACTGTCAAGTTCACCTTAAATGGAGGAGCGGTGTTCTTTGGGTATGTCTTTGAGAAACAGCGTGACGGCAAGAACTCTATATCAGTAACTTGCTATGATCAGATACGCTATCTCAAGAATAAAGACTGTTATGTCATCGGAGCTATGACTGCGACCGAGTTCATCAAAATGGTGGCAGAGGACTTTGGATTGAAATGTGGTTATATGGACGACACCGTATGGAAAACTCCGGAGAAACCGCAAACCATATTCAAAGATAAGTCATTGCAAGAAATGATTTGCCAATTACTCGATAAAACGGCTATATACACGCCTAATCATGCGTTCTACCATTTGTACGATGATGCGGGCGAGTTACGGCTAGCATCGTTTGAGACTATGAAGACAGATATTTACATTGATGATGAGTGTATGGAAGATGTGCAATACACGACTTCCATAGACAAGGAAACATACAACTATGTAAAAATCGTCCGTACAGTCCCAAATGGTGCATCAAGTAAGTTGGAGAACACTTTTATAGCTAAGGACGATAAGAACATCGAGAAATGGGGCAGATTACAGTATCTGCTCATTCCTAAAGAAAAGGACGTCAACGCAGTAGCGCAAGCCAAGGCAATCATGGCTCACAAAAACAAGAAAAGCCGTGAAATCAAACTCAAAAATGTCATTGGCGATGTGCGTGTACGTGGTGGTTCATTGGTGTACATCAATCGAAACTTTGGCGATATGATTGTTAATAATTACATGATGGTAACATCTGTTACTCATACGTTTAAAACAGGATTTCACGGAATGGATTTAGATTTACGATACGTTGATAATGATGCAGCTTATGAAGTTGCGAAAGACGAAGATGCTGAAGCGGTTAAGAAGATTGAAGCTGCTAAGAAAACCAAAGGTACTGCAGTCACTACTGGGGCAGGTGGTACAGCAGGTCAAGTCGATACAGCATTCAGTTCTAACGACGGCCGAGTATCTCAATATGGTAGTCAAGGCTGTGCTGACACAGTATGCGCTACTGGGTCTTGGTACAATTCTGATTTGAAAGATGAGTACAACAAAGGCACGGCACGGGTTGATACGCTTCGTCAAAATCTCGAGGCTAAAGGTTATACAACGGAACAATTTAACGGATACGCTAATAAAGGTGATTTGTTGATTTATGGTGATGATGAGCACGTTGTTATTGCCGATGGTGCAGGCGGGTGCTTTGGTAACTCTTCTAAGCGTGGCTATGCTATGAAATATGGCAACGCAAATTATGCGTGGCATAATGACGAAGCGCCAACTAAGATTATTCGAATGGGGGCTAAATAATGGATAGCGAGTACATGAAAATCGTTAACACGATTAAAGAAATAGCGAGCACCGTTATATCAAATGGCGAGCCTATGGAAGTAATCGTCGGCGAAGTTGTCAGTGTGTCTCCGCTCGCTATTAAGATTGACCCTAAGCTAACCGTACCTGAAGAGAATATTATTCTTACCAAAAACACCTGTGAATGGACTATGGAGATGAGCGTTGATCATGTTACAGAAAACAGAGCAGGTGGCGGCGGTATGGCTGAATTTGCTAGTCATAACCATGACTACGTAGGCCGTAAGAAGTATCTCGTTCATAACCAATTAGTCATGGGTGATAAGGTCGTTATGCTGAAGGAAACTGGCGGACAGCGTTACATAGCGTTAGACCGTTGGTATAACCCAAATAGGGGGTGCACGACTAAGTAATGGCAGATAATTTACTATTACCAAAACAAAATAACGATGCCCTTATTCCTGACACAGTGAATTACATTGAACCGTCGCACACGTACGATGTTGATTTTAGAACGGATAGCCAAATTAGGGGTTATGCAGATAAGTTGCGAGCTATGGAGCAGGCAATTTATAAAATCATCAATACGGAGCGATACCAATATATTATTTACAGTTGGAATTACGGCATCGAACTACAAGACTTATTCGGCCAGCCAATTCCGTATGTGTACGCTGAGTTACAGCGACGCATAGAAGAGGCTTTACTGAATGACGATAGAATAACTAAAGTATACAACTTTGATTTTAGCCACGAAGGTGGTGACGTCATGGTTGAGTTTGATGTAGATACCATCTATGGTACGCTACAAAAAATCAAGAAAGGGGTGAAAGGTATTGTATGAGCATATGACGGCCAATCGAATTGAAAAACGAATGCTCGATAGAGTTAAAGATGAATTCGATCGGCGCGAAGGTAGTGTTATATACGATGCTACAGCTCCGGCAAGCGTTGAGTTTGCAGAACTATATATCCTAGCCGATGTGATTCTGAAACAAGCGTTTGCAACTACTGCAGACCGGGAATTCCTAATACTTCGTGCTGCGGAGTTTAATATTTACCCGGAACCTGCAACGCAAGGCGAATTTGAAGCTCAGTTCAATATGGAGGTACCGATTGGCTCCAGGTTTAACTATAATGAATACAACTTCGTTGTAACAGAGGTAATCGACGACACTGAACATAAGTACAAGCTCAAATGTGAACAGTACGGTCGCACTCCTAATGCGACTACTGGTGATATCACACCTATTCAAGGTATTAATGGCCTTACCTCTGCTAAGATATTGAAGAATATCACGCCAGGCGAAGACGAAGAAGATACCGAAGTGTTCCGAAAACGGTACTTTGATGCTTTGAAATCTAAAGCCTACGGCGGTAACGGTGCGGATTATAAAGAAAAGGTGTTAGCTATCCCAGGTGTTGGCGGTGTTAAAGTATACCGCTGTTGGAATGGGGGGGGCACCGTTAAGCTAGTTGTATTGAATAGTGACTTCAAGCCAGCAGCAGATGAACTGATTAAGGAAGTAGAGAACGTCATAGACCCAGCCCCTAAAGGCAAAGGATACGGTCTCGCTCCTATTGGTCACACCGTAACAATCGAAAAGGCTGACCCGGTAACGATCAACTATCGAATTGAAGTCACCATGATGAGCGGGCACAACATTAACGAAATTCAAACACTCGCAGAGAACGCTATCAAGCAACGATTGCTTCTACGTGCAAAGGAATGGTGTAATCAAGACGAGAAGGAACATGTTATTCTTCGGACTAGCTTGGTAACGGCTTTAATGGTCGAACTGCCTAATGTTCTTGACGTCGGTAGGATTACTATAAACGGTGCTTCTGTTTCAAAGCTTGAATTGAAGGATAATCAAATCCCAGTAGTAGGGACGATTACTTTGGTGGCAGTATGATTACAGATTTCGGTATTTTTAAGAGAGATATTGATATCTCACAATTCGCCGTTCCGTTAACTCGAGATTCTCGGGATATCCAAGAAATCTATCGAGTAGAATCTGCAGAACTGCAACTGCTATGGGATATCATGCTAGCTATCTTTAAAGAAGAGTACATCTATACTGCAGCAGATTACGGGCTAGAAGCATGGGAACAAATATTAGGCATCAATCCTCCGGATTTGACAGACACAGAAGGACGCAGAAGTGAAATACTATCAGTATTAATCGGGCAGCGTCCTTTTACTATGCCAAAAGTACAAGAAATGCTTAACTTCAAGTTTGGCAATCATGTAGTAAAGCACTCTGTTGTATCTGATAGATACGAGTACTGGCTAGATGTAGTCGATGGATTTGAAACACAGCTCAACAATATTGTCGATTATGTGGAGCCGTTAATACCTAAGAACTTAATCATCAAGACAAAAAGTACTACAAACATTAACGGCGAAATATATGTAGGCGCTATATCTGATGTATACGAGTCCTTCCATGTCGGAGCGGCATTAGATAAGTTTGATTTCAAAGTAGGCTCTGACATTAACATAGGCATGAGCTTCGACGTATTAGAAACAATTAAAGTATAAGGAGAACACATGGCTTCTATTTATCCAAATACACGATTAACCAATTACGGCCGTGAGTTAATCGCAAGATCGCAAGCAACCGGCAAGAAGTTGCAATACATTAAGCTAGTTACTGGTGACGGCCAGCTTGATAATCAAAATATCGATACTATGACCTCCGTACTAGCGCCAAAATTGGAGTGTCCGTTTACTTCAGGCGGCGAATTCGTAGGCGATGGCCAATTCAGAATTGAGTTTGCCGTTAGCAATAGCACGGTAACTAGCGGATTCTTCGCTAGGGAGTTAGGCGTGTATGCTAACCTTGAGGGCGAGTCCGATTCCGCTGCTAAACTAATTGCATATAGTAATGGTGGCAACTATGCATCCTATATCCCATCTAGAGAGACACCAATCAATTCTAAAGTATTCTCCTTAGATGTTGTAATTGGCAATTCTACAAATGTAACCGTTAAGAAGATTGATGCGGCGTATCTGACTAGAGGTGCATTAGATGCCCATAGCCGTGACACAAGTGCGCACGCTCCTATCACAGACCAAATTAAAGCAATCCTTGGTAGTGCTAACTGGAAAGACTCCCCGGCTAGTACACTTGTTACAATTAAAAACTTATTAGGGCAAGGCGCAATCGTAGCATCTAAGCTCGATGCTAATGCGGGCTTTGTTAAATTTGCTAATGGTTTCACTATCCAGTGGGGACTAACTTGGTTCTTAAATCAAAATACATATTGTGATGTAACATTGCCTATTACGTGTAAGGTGTTAGTTGCATTATGTTCTGACGACTCCTCAAGTACAAACACAAGAGGCGATGAGTTCTATGTGTCTTGGAACAGTGGTTTCTCAAATAACAACAGAACATCTATCCGTTTTTTAGCTAATCGAGGCAACGCCGGTAACTTTACCTGGCTGTGCGTTGGAATCAGCTAATTACCTACTGCAATGCCGTCGTCCTATAGGCACTTGTTAAACTATCTCCAGTGGGGAATTGGTGGCCAAGATAATGTCATAAAAACGGAAGTAACATTCCCTATTAGATTTACAAGATTATTCATGGCTAATGCTATTGATGCCTATTGGAGTGGTTCTGATACACCTAGATATTTTGCAAACTCTGTAAGCGAAAGCAACAATACAAAAGCTGTATTTGTGGCGAGTGATAGATATGCTGCATCCTATTACTGGTTTGCTCTAGGGATTAGTTAATTACCTACCGCGATATATCTGCCCCAAGCACTAGTTTTATTTAATCCATCTCTTGCCGCCTGGGAATATACTTTAACCCCTGTTCTAGTATGCTCTCTAAATGAATGGACCTGGTTATCAGTATTGTTACCATTCACATCATTGCCAACTGCCGCGAAGCAGGTAGTATCAAAGGAAACAGGAAATGAAATCGTACCCCCTATTGGTACGTTATTAAACGCTCCCCACTGGGGAATTATTTTAATAATTCTATGGTTTTACGCAGTTCATGAATGGTTTTGTGTGTATACACCCTGGTAGTGATATCACCTTGTTTGTGGCCTAGTAAGGAGCGTAACGTGTTAGGTGGCGCAACCGCATCAAGTAAACTGGCGAATGTGTGCCTGGTATCGTGGATAGTATGCTTACAGTTAAGCTGTTTCATAACACCCTGGAAATGCTTACGGAATGATGTGTAGCTGATAGTGAATATGTA